GGGGGAAGAAAGGCGTCAAGGTCACAGCCCATGCCATGTCGTTGGCACGGGTTCGCCCATGGGCAGACGCTTGATGGTGTCAAGCGCTTGACTGATTTGCTTGGTGAGGGCTTCGTCCCCCTCGGACTGTGCCCGCCCCAGGTCTTTGGTCGTGCGCCTGAGTAGCCTGTCCCTTTGCTTGTTGTGCAGGATTACTGGCACTGTCCGCTCAAATGGGCGCTTGCGCTTTGCCCTCACCACAGGCGGTATGGCATCGAACAAGGCAATCACGCGTTCCCTGATGTGAGACGGCACATGGTCGCACCAGTGCGTGCGCTCGGGGTTCAACTGCATGGGTGTTTGAGATTTTTCCCTTTTGAGTAACTCAAGCTTGCCACGCAGTGTGTCGAGCACCTGGATGTAGGCTTGCAAGGCAAGCGTGCGGGCATCCCCAGATTTTGCCGCTTTGTAGCCCAGCATGGAGCGCACGACCTTGCGCTCGTGCATGAGCGGCGCAATGAATTCCCCCCAAGTGTGGTCAAGCTGGCGCTGGTGTGCGCGTTGTGCCTTGAGATTTTTCCGCATTTCACGCACTTGCTCTTTCACCAGCTCGACCGCTTCGGGCGAGTCGTACCGCTTGCTCAGTGCGTTGTGCAAGTCGCGCTCACTCATTTGGGTGTAGCTTGATAGTCCTTTTGGCATGATGTGTCCTTTTTCGGTCTGTAAGTATCCATGATTAGAGCAACTTTCCCCCCGATTGGACAGTTGCAAGTGCTTGATTGTAATGCGTTAGTCGAGCTACTGTCCACTCTATCTATCTGTTTGGGAAGTGATACATAGCGATTGACAGATTGTCAAGCGCGGTCAAAACAGCGGGAGTTAGCAAGATGATAAACCCGGCAATTCTGAACGCGCACGAGTACACATCTCTATATCTATATCTATATAAATATAGATAGATAGATAGGACAGTGTGTGCCCACGCTGTATATGAATCAAGCACTTACGCTTGTCCACTCGGGGGGAAAGTGCATCTAATCTGGGATAGCTATTTTTGTGCCTATTTTTTAGGCAGTTTGTGCACCGAGTTGGTGCGGAACAGGTATTCCGAGGGATTCGAGGTAGTTGGCGCAGGTCTCTGCGCTGGTGTGCATGAGGTGCTCTCTGCCCACGCAGGTCTCCCACAGAAGGACTTCGCGCCAGCGTTTGCCGCCCCGCTCAAGGCAGGGGATGTAGGACTTGATGACCACTCCGTTGATGGTCAGGTTGGTTTGCTTTTTCATGTTGCTTCTCCAGTTGCGGGAGAGATTCTCTCCCAGGGTTCTGCAAGGCGCAGGGTTGCCCAGCAAGCACAGCACGCTGTGCTTGCAGAGGTTCCTATCGCAGACGATACATACGGCGCACGAAGTGCAGGCGGCGCACCTCGTTGCCGCCCTCGAGCGTGATGGTCCACATGGGGATTGGGCGTGTGTTCAAGGTGCGTTTGGTTTGGCGTTGTTTCATATCCACTCCCCTTCGATGCGGGTGAGGGAGCCGTACTCTGCTTTGTGCTCGGCTTTGATGCGCCACAAGATTTCCAGGGCTTTGCCGATGCGGTTGTCGTCTCCCAGTTTGCAGGCGTGGAAATAGTGGGCTTGCGCTGTGTTGACAGCGCGTATTGAGGCTTGGTAGTTCATGGAAAAATCTCCGTTGTGGTTTCGTTGGACAGGAAAAGAAACAGCGGCATGGATAGCCGCTGTCGCTTGGGAGAGAATCTCTCCGGATTACTCGAAGGTGATCTGAGCCAAGGCGCGATCGACCAATGCGTTGATCTGCTCACGGGTCATGCCCTCGAACAACTTGACCGCCTCGGCGACCTTGACCTTGGGCACAGCCACTCGAGCGTGGCTCTTGGGTGTCTCGGTGACTGTCTCATCCTCCGCCCGAATGATGTGGTACTTGAACGAGTTACTCGCTCTGTAGTACACATCCTGCTGGGCTTTGGTGCGGTCAGTCCTGCTCTGGGAGAGAATCTCTCCAGCCCTCTTCTCCGACACCTTCAGCGCCCCGATGAATGCGTTGAGCATCCACTCGGTGCGGTAAGCTGTCTGCCCCTCGGCGTCAAGCTTCTGGTAGTGCTTGTGGAAGGGGCGGGTTGCTTCCTCCAGCAAGCGCAACTCACCCTTCTGCTTGGCGGCAAGGCGTTGGCTGAACACAGCCATAGTTACTTTCGATTGGTTCATGTTGCTTCTCCAGTTAGTTTAAGGATGCCCTCGGGGTTTCCCCCTCGGACACTTTCAGTATCACATGACGGGGTTTAAAACATGGTCTGGAGCCAACCCCTGAACCCCACCCTACCCCCACCAACCCATATATAAACAAGCCATACTAGCCAGCCAGAACACTATTCCCCAGCCATAAATCAATCTTTTGTAATACTTAACCACTACCCCCATAAATTTTTTAAAAAATTCTACAAAACCCTTGTCCAACGATTGACAAGGGTTACAACACGCCCCCAAATGAAAAAAACCCCTGACCGTTGCCAGTCAGGGGTTGAAGAGGGGGATAATCACAAACCCCCGGAGGAGAAGCAAATGAGCATTTTTGCTGATTGGCCGTAGGCCAACTGGCAACTGCTTGCACATCTACCGGGATTGAGTGTACATTAGCCCCATCGCAGGTTCAAGGGCTTATGCGCGTATGCTGGATCATTTAATAGATTTCTCTCCCGAGGTGAGTACTCACCAAGGAAAAAGCGTTGCCGTAAACAAACTGTCCCCGGCAGATTTGGTGGACGCCAAAGTAAAAACTGCCGACTGGCTCAAGGGGCTTGGTGCGGTTGATACCGACGAAGCGGTGGCACAAGCAGAGATTGACGCCGCCAGGGCGTCTTTTACCGGGATGATTACGGCGGTCCCAGCCGAGATCACACACAAACACCTGTCACAGATAAAAACCCCAGCGGCTGTACAGCATCTGGTTGGGATGTTGTCTGCATACGACTGGGAGTTTGTGGAACGCGCCAAAGAGATTCGTGGCTACACCGTGGCCAAACTGTTGGAAGAAGCAGAGAACCCCAACGCCAACATCCGCCTGAAAGCGCTTGGTCTTTTGGGAAAAATCACGGAAGTGGGTCTGTTCACCGACAAGATCGAGGTCAAGAAGGAGTCTCTCAGCGACGACGAGATCGACCAGAAGATCAAAGACAAGCTCAACAGGTTCATGGGCGTTACCGACGCCGCCGTGATCGAAGACATAGAAGTTAGTACTCACACACAACCCCCACCCACGGCTGATGAAGCTCAACGACCTGACGCTCTCCCCAACTGAGATCGCTGCTATCCAGCAAGCGCTCCCGACTCTCTCTATCAAGGAGAAGATGGAGCTATTTGACATGCTCGAAGAGCGTGAGCGGCGCTACGGTGTGGCAGCAGCACGCCAGGACATGATTTCCTTTGCCAAACGGGTCTATCCAGGGTTTAAAGTGGGTCCGCACCACAGGAAACTGGCCAAAATCTTCACCGATGTGATCGAGGGGCGCAAAAACCGGGTCATCATCAACATCGCCCCCCGTATGGGCAAGTCAGAATTCAGCTCTTATCTGTTTCCAGCCTTCTTTCTAGGTAATTACCCTAATAAGAAGATCATCATGGGGACGCACACCGCGTCTTTGTCGGAAGACTTTGGCCGCAAGGTCCGCAATTTGATCGCAAGCGAGGACTACCGTGAGCTTTTCCCCCGAACTGTTGTTGCCGATGACCAAAAAGCTGCTGGAAAATGGGGTACTGGCGCTGGGGGTCAGTATTACGCTGCTGGTGTCGGCGGTGCTCTGGCTGGTCGTGGTGCCGATCTGTTCGTTATTGATGATCCTCACTCGGAACAAGACGTAAAAGCCAATAGTCGTCTAGCGTTTGACACGGCGTGGAGTTGGTTCCAGACTGGCCCACTCCAGCGATTGATGCCAGGGGGCGGAATCATTGTGGTGATGACCCGCTGGGGCAAACTGGACCTGACCGGGCGGCTGATCGACTACCAGACCAAGAACCCCGAAGCGCCGCCCTGGGAGGTCGTGGAGCTGCCCGCCATACTGAACGAAGGCATGGATGACGAGAAGTCCCTGTGGCCAGAGCAGTGGCCCCTGGCTGCGTTGAAGTCGGCCAAAGCGTCGATCGACCCCCAGTATTGGAACGCGCAGTACATGCAGCAGCCCACCAGCGACAACGCTGCCATCATCTCCAGAAAGAACTGGCGCATCTGGGAGGGCGAAGAGCCGCCCTCCTGTGAGTACATCATCCAGTCCTGGGACACGGCGTTTGAAGCCAAGACCAGCGCGGACTATTCGGCGTGCACAACCTGGGGGGTGTTCTACAACGAGGAAGAGCACGATGCCGCGCAGGTCATACTGCTGGATGCGTTCAAAGACAGGATGCAGTTCCCCGAACTGAAGGCCACGGCGCTTAAGCACTACAACGAGTGGGAGCCAGACGCGTTTATCGTGGAGAAGAAGGCCGCAGGAGCGCCGTTGATACAAGAGTTGCGCAGGATGGGCATACCTGTGCAAGAGACCAATCCCTCCAGGGGCAATGACAAAGTTGTGCGGCTGAACGCCGTTGCAGACTTGTTTAGTTCAGGTACAGTCTGGGCACCAGACACACGCTGGGCCAGGGAGGTCATCGAGGAGGTGGCGTCCTTTCCCAACGGCGAGAACGATGACTACGTGGACACGACCTCCCAGGCGTTGCTGCGGTTCAGACAGGGCGGGTTCATCCGTTTGGACTCCGACGAGAAAGACGAACCCATCTACTTCCGCCGTAAGGCGGCGTATTACTAAGGACAGACATGGCAACGAATATCGACAAAGCGCTTTACCAACAGCCCCAGGGCATCGACGAACTGGGAGAGCAAGAGGAGCCGCTGGAGATCGAGATCATCGACCCCGAGGAAGTCAATATCCACGCCGGGGACTTGGAGTTGTCCATCCGCCCAGGCGACGAAGAAGACGACACGTTCAATGACAACTTGGCCGAGGAGATGGACCAATCTGCCCTGGAGACCCTGGCCGGGGACTTGTCAGGGGACATTGAGAACGACAAGAACTCCCGCAAGGACTGGGAGAAAGCCTACACAGAGGGGCTGAAACTGTTGGGCCTCCAGTACGAAGAGCGCACGGAACCCTGGAACGGCGCGTCTGGCGTGTTCCACCCGATGATTACCGAAGCCGTTGTGCGCTTCCAGTCTGAGACAATCACGGAGACCTTCCCGGCCCAAGGCCCGGTGCGTACAAAAATTTTGGGCAAGCAGACCCCGCAGAAACAAGAAGCCGCTGTTCGCGTTGAGTTCGACATGAACTATGAGCTGACAGAGGTGATGCGTGAGTTCAGACCAGAACATGAGCGCATGCTGTGGAGCCTGCCAGCCACTGGCAGCGCGTTCAAAAAGGTGTACTACGACCCAAGCCTGGGGCGTCAGGTGTCGATGTTCATCCCGGCTGAAGACATCATCCTGCCCTACGGGGCCACGGACTTGGACACCTGCTACCGCGTCACCCATGTGATGCGCAAGACCAAGAACGAGATTGTGAAGCTCCAGAAAGCTGGGTTCTATCGTGACGTTGAGTTGCCCGATGCGTCCAGGGAGCAGACCAACATCCAGAAGGCCAAGGACAAAGAAACCGGGTTCAGTGACCTGAACGACGAGCGCTACATTATTTTTGAGTGCCACGTTGACCTGGACTTGGAGGGCTACCAAGACAAAGACGGTGACGGAGAAGAGACGGGTATTGCCCTGCCATACGTAGTTACCCTTATAAAAGGGACCAACGATGTGTTGGCCATCCGCCGCAACTGGAAGCAAGACGATGAACTCCGACTCAAGCGACAACACTTTGTCCACTACCAATACATCCCAGGCTTTGGGGCTTACGGCTTTGGCCTCTTCCACCTCATCGGCGGGTTTGCCAAGTCAGCCACCAGCATCATGCGTCAGCTTGTCGATGCAGGAACGCTGTCGAACCTCCCAGGAGGTCTCAAATCTCGTGGACTTCGCATTAAGGGTGATGACACACCGATTCAACCCGGCGAGTTCAGGGACGTAGACATCGGCTCTGGGGCACTGCGCGACAACATCCTGCCCCTGCCGTACAAAGAGCCAAGCGGCGTTCTGTACCAGTTGCTGGGCACCATCGTGGAGGAAGGCAGACGGTTTGCCGCCACGGCGGACATGAAGGTCTCGGACATGAGCGCACAAGCGCCTGTAGGCACCACGCTGGCTCTCTTGGAGCGTCAGTTGAAGGTGATGTCGGCGGTCCAGGCCCGGTTGCACTACAGCTTCAAGCAAGAGTTGCAACTGCTGGCCGGGTTGATTCGGGACTACACAGACCCCGAGTACGACTACGACCCAGACAAGTCCACACGACGCGCCAAGCAAGAGGACTACAACCACGTTGACATCATCCCGGTGAGTGACCCCAACGCGGCCACCATGAGCCAGCGGGTTGTGCAGTACCAAGCCGTGATCCAGATGGCACAGATGGCCCCGGACATCTACGACTTGCCCCAGTTGCACCGCCAGATGCTGGAGGTGCTGGGTATCAAGGACGCAGACAAGCTCGTGCCCCTGCCTGATGACCAGAAGCCCAAAGACCCCGTGTCTGAGAACATGGCCGCGCTCAAGATGGAGCCGCTCAAAGCGTTCTTCTACCAAGACCACGAGTCCCACATCAAGGTGCACATGATGGCCATGCAAGACCCCATCGTCATGCAGTTGATCGGCCC